GGAATATATTCCAAGCGTGAATTATTCAATATGCGCAACGAACATCTATATACAGTTGGTAACTTGTATGGACTTACTAAAGAGCAATTAATCATGATTGCTTTAAACTGGGGTACAGAAAGTAACCGACAACGTGTAATGGAAACCACCAAAGCAAACGATGTCGAAATTGAACGTGCGTTCCAAGAACACATGACCGATAAAGACTGGGAGTTTGTAATTCGTACATGGGATCATATCAATTCATTCTTTGATGAACGCAGTAAGGTTCAAGAGGAATTATACGGAAACCCATTAAAAAAAGTAGATGGTTTGAAATTCTCTATCGGTGGCAGAAACATTGATGGTCAATATTTCCCTATCGTGTATAATCCTAAAGTCAATGCATCTGTTAGCGATAATCAAGTTGAAGATATTGCAAAAACTATGGTTAGTAGTAATGCGGTTTGGGGAACTGGTATGAGTGCTACTAAATCACGTTTAGATGTGGTTAAGGATAAATCATTATTGCTAGATTTTGATGTG